GCGTCATCTGCTATGAGTTCTTGTGTTACTTTTGTATTTGCCATTTTTTATTTACCTCGTTACTTAACCAACCATTCTTCAACTGAATCTGAAATGTCTCTCATTTTTATCCAGTTTGAATTTATTTGTTGTCCTTTTTTAATTCTTAATTTACCCATGAGACCTACAACATCCCACTCTTTTCTATCTTCTCTATTTACATATGTAAGAGTATCATCATAGTCTGGATTAGGCGTTCTAAAACCATCTTCATCTAAAACATATCGCCCAAAATCATCTTTTAAATATTTATTTGTCCAAAAGTTCCAAGCATCATCACCTACTACAGATGGGTTGCCACTAATTACGCCAATAACAGTATCGCCATCTTCAGCAATTTTTATTTTATTATTAATTAAAGCAGATTCTATTATATTACCTGAACCATTAATATTTAAAGTGTTTTCTTTTTTATGGTTATCTATTATAATACTAATAATACCTGAACTACCTGTTACTCCTGTAAATGAATTTTGGGCAGTTAAATTTATTTATAAAGATTTATTTTATATTAGTATATTATAAATGAGTTCATATTGGAGAAATGATGATAAGATCAAGGTTTCACAAACCCAAGTTTCCGTTCCATCTACTAATGGATTGTCCTATGCTGGGACAGCCGGGCAGAGTGGTCGTAGAGTAGATTTTGAAATACCGTCAACTGTTAAGTTTCTAGATGGTAAAAATAGTTATTTACAGTTTGAGATTAAAGTAGCACTCCCAAGCGGCGGTGTTCCAACTCGTCTTCATCTTGATCCTTTTATTGGAGGTCAGTCTGTAGTGAAAAATATTCGTATTTATGGAAAAAATTCGGGGCGGCCAATTTTGGAGGAGATTAGTGATTACAACGCTAAGGTTCAAATGCAGTATTCATACAATCAAGATGACAGCATGAGAAAACTAAGAGCATTAAAAGAAGGTTCGCTTGTTCCAACTATTGAGAACCGAGGCACACTTGGTACATCAGTATCTAATAATATTGACCTTTCAACCAACCCTTACTATAAACCCGTGGGGACTGTTCCGGCCGCACGGGACTGGGGGACAGCTGATGATTTCTTAACTGCTAAATTATCACTACCAATCCATACGGGTATGTTTGCTGATGGAGGCAATAAAATCTTTCCCGTTCTTATGACTGATGGACTTTTTATTGAGATTGACCTTGAAGACCCCGCAAGATATCATAAGCAGTTAGACAGTGTTAATCGCCACCGCCGTATGAAACAAAACCCCGTATTTCATGGTGTAGATAAAGATGGACTTGCACTAAATATTAATAATGCTACAAACCGCACGGAGATATTTTTAGGACTTCAAAACAATATGATAGGTGTTGATAACTGCCCTTTTGTAAAAGGTGAAAGAATTGGTATTTGTAAGAATGATAACCCGAGAACTGAATGTGCTTTGACCCTAACTGCTAGTGGTGCTCAAGGATATCCCAAGATTGAAAATATTGAAGTAGAAACTGGATATGTAAAAATTACATGTGAACAGTTCCAAAATAGTGATACGGGCACGGGTGTTGAAGCAACCTCTAATAACTTTATTGTATTTAGTGCTGCTATTGATACTGATAGGCGACAAGTTGCCGATAGTTCTATTGTCCTTGTTGCTGCTACTACTTCTTACCCCGCAACTACATTAATCTCTAATGCTCAAATTGTATGTCAGCAAGTTGGACTAGACCCACAGTATGAAGCGGGTATGATGAAGAGAATGAGAGATGGAGGTTCAATTGAGATTGATATTCCAAGTGTTACTAATTACAAACATTCATTACTTAAGACAAATCGTAATGCTACTATTAATCTTCAAGTTTCTAATACTCGGGCTAAATCTATGATTATCATGCCTACTGATGCAAACACTTTAACTGTTGCTGATACCATGGGTGGTGCTAAAAGTGCTTATGAAGAAGAAACAAGTTCTATGGATGGACGCCTTCATTCTATTAGAAGCGGTCAAGTTGGTATTATTGATAGGTTAACATCTTACCAAATGGTAGTAGATGATAAACTTGTTCCATCTCGTCCTATTGTAGTATCTAAAATTAATAAGGGACAATCTATAGCAGCACAGCCCCTTATTGAATTAGAAAAGGCACTTAACCAAGCGGGGATAGTTCCAAGGTCTTTTGTTGATTACAACCGCAATTTCTTAATTGGACGGGCATACGCTCTTAATGATGGTGTTGCAAACCTAAATAACAAATCTAATCAATTACAGTTATTCTATAATGAAACTAATGCTGCTGGTGAAGACAAAGCACCGGCACATGATAAACTGTTATTCTGTTATCTCTTCCACCTCCGCCGGATATCTATTAAGGGTGATAGTGTAACGGTTACTCTATAAATAAATAATCAATATTTTCTATGTATCTTTTTTAATTTTTTATTTGAAAATAATTTTATATTACTATAATATAAAATGTCTAGAAAGTATTTGAATGTTCAGCCCAATAATGTTCCCGCCTCTGGTAAAGTTTCATTTGCCCGTGGTAATCCAATCCTTACACTTACTCTAGGACGCCAAGATGCTTTGTTAGATCTCGGGTCTCTTCGTCTTTCGGGTGATTTTAATGTATGGAAAGATGCTGCTGGTACTCAGCACCCCGCTGCTGGTGCTGCTGCTAACGCCCCCGAACTTCGTGGTTCTCATAAACTCGGTGTTTATGCTGCTATTGATCAGTTAGTTTTTCGTCATGCTGAAACTAAACAAGTTATAGAACACATTAGACATTATGGTCGCTTTATGTCTTCATACATGCCTACTATGGCGGGGACACAAGATACGGCGGGTCATCTTTCCAAGACCGCTTTAATTATGCCTAATTACCAAGCATATCGTGATAATGTAATCCGTAATACAACCAACTCAGTATTTTGTATCCCACTACCATCCGGTCTTACTCTTGGAGTTTCTAAACTACCATTAGATAAAGTCCCTTTAGAAATTGAAATCCACCTCGCTCCGGATAGTCAGTTTTTCTATTCTAGTGATGCAACCACCACCAATATCAATAATGCTTTTTATGAAATGAGTAATCTTGAATTAACATGTGAAGTAGAAACTGGTGTAGCTTCTCCCGATACTGGTGTATTAGATTTTAATTCAATTACTTCATATTTCTCAACTCTTGAAAGCACTAATTCAATTATTAATTTCAATCTTGGATTATCAAAGGTTCTTGCCGCTTTTGTCAATTTTGTTCCATCTAATTTTATTAACAATCTTGCTCAAGACGGTTTCCTTACTTATATGCCTACACTAAAACCTAATGCTGCTGGTACTGGTGATGGAGGTGTTGCTAACCTTGAAACCATTTCCTTCCTCCGTAATGGTGAACGCTTCCCATCTGCCTTTGAAGTACAAAGTGTCCATGATAAGACAACCAACGCAACTACTGTTGTAGATCCTCAAGTTATTAAGGGTTTCCTCAATTCTATCATACCCGAACAGCACCACACAAGAACCTCAGCATCTCCTCTTACTACCAACCGCAATTTCACCGGTAATCAAAGTGCTACTACTGGATACCGCCACATGCCCGATACTGGTGCTGTTTATGGTGTTGGTGTTCTCTATGATATGTTAGATAGTGAGGGTGTTAACATGCTAAATTCCCAGTTTTCTATTCAAATGAAGAATGGGCTTGAAGACGGCAACCCTATCTCTGCATATCTATTTATTAAGTCCAAGGTTGTTGTTGCGTGGTCTTCAACCAAGGGTGTTCAAGTTGTTATGTAAATATTTTCTATGTAATTATTTTTTTATGTTTTATTTTTTATTATTTTTATATATTTAAGTTATATAAAATGAGTGACATGAGTGACCGTATCCCCGACCTTATTAAAATTGGTGCTATTCCAAGTGAATATGGACAAAAATTACATACTGATGTAATTGACCCCGTAACATTCTCACAGCGTCGTGTTAGATTTACTCTATCCCGTGTTGCTGGATTTCTACATTCTAATTCAAAAATTACTCTTGCTGTAACCCCACAAGCGGGAGTTGCTAAAGGTTTTTACCCTTTGAATGTTGGTGTTTCGCAGTTAATTCAAACCGCTCAGCTTACTATCGGTAATAATACAGTATGTTCAATTGATGACTATAACAATTTCCATCAGTATCAGTCCATGTTTATTTCCAATGAAGATAATAAAGAAAGAGAGCAGTATTTATCACAGCGTTGTATTGCTCACATGCCCGTATATGATGACCGCACGGCGAATGTAACTGATAAACCCCCTAACTCTGCTAAAACTATTGGTATTGATGTTGGACGCAATCCGGTTGTTCCCGCTGCTGGTGGTGCTGGGGCATTTGAACTATTGCCCTTTATGCAGCAAGACGGATCATCCGCACAGACCATTAGTGAAGCTCCCGTTTATTCGGTTTATTTAAGTGATCTTTTCCCGTTCCTTAAGTTTAATCAGTTGCCTATGTTTATGTTAGATGAAGAAGTCCATATTGATTTGACTTTTGTTGATGCCCTTACTTCTCGGGCGGATGGTGCGACGGTTGAAACACAGCGTATTTGTGTAAATAATGCTGATGCTTCTACATTAGCATTTGATGTAAATGAAAGTGAATGTAAATTGATTTATGATAGTATTACTTATGATGGTGATATTATGGATAAATATGCATCGCAGAACCCGAAGCTCACATTTCAGTATGCTGACTACCGCCTTACTAAACGGACGGGTAAACAAGATGACGGAGCTGACCCCAAGTTAAATGACTTTGGATCTCTCACTCTACCTATTGGTGGTAATGGTCGCCTTTGTTCAAAGGTCTTTTTTGGTCTTCAACCCGACAGCAGCTTTGTAGCAAAATCTCTCCTTAATGGTACAACTGCTTTCGGTGAGTTTATTTTATCATACAATCTCTTATATAATGATAGATTTGAGTTTACTGTTGATAGGACTAATTCAGCATTACAGTTTGCAACTACTCAAGCAGCCGAGGGTCAAGTCCCTATGTTGTCGCATGATGAAATCTTACTGCGTAATACTGCTGCTTCATCACTTACTAATGAAACACTAGAAGGACATACACAAGCAGCGAGTGATGAAGGTTTAGGGGCATTATTTAGATGGAATGCAATTCGTCCTAATAAGGGTGAGCGTATTAATAATAAGGGAATGGATCTCATTTACAAGATCCCCTCAGTTCTTACTGACGGCACTTATACTCTCCGTGTTTATACTGAATTACTTAAGGTTGCTACTATTGAGGGTGGTAGATTTAATTGTTATTTTGCATAAATAATTAAAATATATATTTACATTAAAATGGATTGGATTATAAGTTTTATTTGGGATTATTTTAAATGTAAAGAATGTGTTAAATATGAAACTACACAAAAGGAACTGGTATCATTAGTAAAAGATTTATTGAAAACTCAAAAAGAAATCTTAAAATATATTGATTTAATGGAAAGTGAAAAAGTGTCTGGGGTAAAATGGAAAAAACATTTATGTTAAATATCTTCTTCAACAAGAATTATTTACAACATTTACCCCGGACACTTTTTAATATCCTTTTTTTTTCGTTTTTATGATATAAAAATAATCTATTATTATATTATAAATATG